GTCATTACAACAAGCCACTACCCTGCCATCCCAGAGAATAGAAACAAATTCCTTGGGAAACCAACAGGCTTTACCCCTTTTAGTTACTACTCCCGATTCGGCCCCCTTAACAGAATTCCTAACATCCCAGTTATGCGGCCTTCTAATTTCTATTTTATCTAGCCCCTTAAATTCGGATGCTATTGTCATTTTATCGGGCAAGGGAGTTGGTTTGGGGACAATCATCAACAATTCTGTATAAACGCCTTCTGAATGCTTTAAAAAGCCCTTGATGTTGTCTTTATTGGGTGATTCGTGTAGGGAAAATATTATTTTATCTAACCCCGCCTTTACCAGTGTATTAGCCATCCCCTTGCTCAAAAAATCACAGTTGGTGTTGACAACAACTGCCCTGGAATACTTTTTTGCCAGCCTAACTAATTCGCCAATCTTGGGGTGCATCAATGGTTCTCCAGAAAGAAAAAGCCTAACCTCGTCTAGCTTGTTAAACTGTAAAAGGATTTTTTCTGCTAATGCTAAATCCAAATAACCCCGCCCCCGAGTTCTTTTGTCGCCGCAATAAGGGCAACGCCGATTACAAACATTGGTTGGTTCAAGATTTATTCTTTTTCTCATATAAAACCTCCGATAAAAACTTCCACTTGGCAGTAGTGGGTATTTCTAACAACCTGCCCATGCTTTCTGCTAATCCATTCCCGCAGGTGTTCTGGATGTGCCCGTGCCCAATAATTACCTTTTTCTTGGGTAAAGGATTTAAAATATTCCAGTTGCTGTCTTTTTCTTCTACTACCCTAAAACCCAAATCTTGAACCGCCCCCCTTGCTTCTGGATGGAGTTGCCAGAAGGGGGCAACAAATAGTTTAACATACGGCAGTTTTGCTGCCTCGAATATTCTCTGGGCTGCCATCAGGCGATATTCAAAATATTGCTTGGGGGGCATGTCTTTCCGCTTGACCTCAAGAAATTCTTTTAACATGTGAGTTAAACCGTGGATTCCCAGTTCTATCCAGCCTTGTCTAATGGCTTTCCTTGTTGCCGAAACAAATGGTTTATATTTCGGGAGGGTAATGAGGGCTTGTTCCCCGAACCTAATTTCCCAAGGAACCGCAAAAAGGGTAATTTTGCAATCAGGGTAATGGTCGTGAAATTCCTCTAAAAGCCCAAGGGCGTTGTTCACAGGACTGTAATCGTGGAAATCAAGACTGATTTGCATTTAGACCCGCCTTTCTTAAAAATTCTCCCTCTGTCTGAAACCACCTAAGCTGATTTTGCTCGTTTTCACCCCTCTTGGCATGAATAACGTGGTAAACCACGGCTTTGGGAACGGGTGTAAATCTATACCCCGTCTTGTAACAGCGAAGGGCAAATTCAAAATCCTCTAATCCATAGCCCTCATATTCTTCATTCCATCCGTTGACGGATTTTAAGAGTTTATTAGAGGCACACCAATTATTGCCCGTAAATCTTCTCCACGGTCTTCGCGTCGTATCAATATTAAAATAAGAATTATCCATTCGCCAATCTTTCTTAACCACTTTCCCGCCTGGCTTTTTGACTTCATATCTAACCCCAGTAAAGATTCTGTCTGGTTCAAACACAGAAGCATATTGTTTTAACAAGTCATGTTTGGGGATAGAGTCCCCCATGAAACAAACAACTGGTCTTTTAGCCCTTAACAGTCCCATATTTATGTTCCTAGCCAGCCTAAAGCGGGGACCATGCTGGGTTAAGTGTTTGACATTAAATCCTTTCAATGCCCTGGGCATTTCTTGGCTTTTGCCATCCTCGCAGACATAAACATCCCCCAAATGCTTTTGGGCAAAAAGGGATTTTAGTATAAATGGCATTGTTTTATGTTGGGGGTGGGTGTCGGTAACAACGGTTCCCACGATAATATCAAATTTCACTTCTTCGCCAAAACCAATAATATGTCTTCTTCGCCAGCCTCCTTTACTATCGAGCCATCCCTAGCCCTGGTTATTCGCCTACCGCTTGCCCAGGGAATAAAATACACCCCCGAAAAATACTTTTTACACATCTCCTGAATATCAAAACCATCAAAGGACCAAAGATGCTCCTGGCTGAATCGATTATTTTCTTCGAGATATGGCGTAGTTATCAGCAGTTTCCCACCCTTTTTTAATATCCTTGCCGCTTCTTTTATAAATAGCTCTGGTTTTTCAAGATGTTCTATTACTTCCCCAGAGACGACAGTGTCAAAAAAACTATCAGGAAACCCCGTGCTTGTTGCTAAGCCAACCTTAAAATTGGCAATGCGGCTATATGCCCTTTCCGCCTTAGCAATAGCCATGGGGGAGATATCAACCCCATATATTTCTGCCTGGGGTCTGGCAACAGAAACAACAAAGCATTGCCAGCCACCACCACAGCCGACATCTAAAACCCTATCTTTCTCTCTGACATAGTGGGCCAACATAAGATAGCGGCGGTCTTTTACATCTTGGGACGTGGGTGCTGAATACACTTTGTCCCAATATCTTTTTGTATTGATATTATGCTTGCGTAGCCTTTTCAAGTTTTCTCCTTTCAAAATAGTCTGACAGCTCTTTTTGTTGTAGCTCTGTATTGTGAAGAACCCTATGCTTTGGCAAATAACAAGGCATGTAGCCCATGTTCCTGAAAGTTATACTTGCCTCGGCATCCTGGTTTCCATGTAAGAACTTATCTTTCCACCTAAAATTTTTATATGCCTTGGCGTCTATAAAAGCACACAGTCCCCCGACATGATTGGCCACCTCGACAAAATATGGGCCTATTTCTGCACAGCCAACCCTTTCTCCGCCACCAGGATTAGCAACCAATCCCTCTGGATAAGGGCTCATATAGAGCATGGTGTTCCTTTTCCATAAATCCACAATGTCTTTTAACCAGCCAATGGTTTGGAATTCACAGTCATTGTCCACTTTGCCAATAATATCGTATCCGCCATAGTCGAATATCATGTCTAGGGCGCGATTAGAGCCGCCAGTTATTCCCAAATTCGTTTTACTGGCAAAGTATTCTACTTTTTGCTTGGCTAACCAGCCAGGGGTTCCATCTTTACTGCCGTTGTCCACCACAAACCAATCAAAAGGATAGTCTGCCGACCTTTTCATTGTGGAAAACATCCTCTTGGTATATTTAATGCGGTCATAGGTCAATGTAAATATTGCGACCCTGGGATTTAGCCCCTCCCCAACTCGCCAACAACAACCAGGGGGGTCAAAGGTGGGCACAAACATAGTGCCGAAAGTGGGATGTTGCCATGTTTTGGTTTTTACTTTCTGGGATTTAGCCTGTTTATGGACAGCATAATCTATCGCTATCCCACTAACTCTGCTAAATCTAGCTCCAGCCTTCATCATTCTAACCCATAAATTCCAGTCAACAAACTTTGGCAAGGACTCATCCCATCCCCCAACCTTTTCTATTATTTTCTTGGTGTGCATTGCTACTGATGTGTCAATAAAATTCCTCGACAGCAGGAATTGGGCATTGAAGTCGTTGGCAATGCCTAGTTGGGGGTGGATATCAACACCTTTTCCTGGAACAAGCCACATATCTCCATAAACAACATCATAACCTTTCTCGATTTCCTCGAATAATAACCTTGTCGCCCCTAGTCGATAGGCACAATCATCATCCAAATAAGCGATATACTTTCCCCTGGCAGCTTTTATTCCGACATTTTTCGGTCTAGTATCAGAGCCAAAGTTATTTTTCAGCCTTATATAGCGAATTCTTGGGTCTTTGAACGACCTCACTAGAGCCTCTGTGCCATCGGTTGAGTGGTCATCAATGATAAGATACTCGAAGTCCTTAAAATCTTGCCTTAGAACGCTTCTGATGGCTCTAGGAAGGAAATAATCGCTTCTGTTATAAGTAGAGGTTATGATGCTAAGCGGTTTCATGTTCCCCAAAGCAATTTACTAAAGTGTTTTGGCTTAATCCAGTCGAATCTGTGTAATAAATTAACCAATTGAAGCCTTCCCCTTCGACGCATTCCGTGTACGCCCCTAGCAGAACAAAGGTAAAGTTCGCCCTTGTTTACTCTGGCAATATATTTATCTTTAAAAAATAGTCCCCCCACATCGCCATACCCCCGAAATCTAACATTAAAATTCGGGTTAATTTGTTTTAATAGTGTTTGAAACCTCCAGATTGTCATTTTTAGAAACAAAGTCTTCTTTTTTTGCAACCCCGCCCTCAAACACCATAATATCTTCTGTCGCTAGACATTGGAAATGCCCCTCTTCCTCGTCGTAGAAATGGGCGGCAGAATAAGAAGAATACCAGATGATTTGTCCCGTTTTTATTTCTTTATTCCCAACGACGACAACGCCTCGTTCTAATTCCCTGTCCATAATGCCTTTCCCTGGGACGACAATATTGCCCATCCGAAGATAATCTGGGGTCTTTAATTTCTTGAAAAGAATCCTTCCCTTGTTTGGACGGTATTTCATGGTGGAATAATAACACAACCAAAACCCCCCGTCAAATGACGGAGGGTTGGGGCGTTTAGGTCGCCATCCCCGTATTGAGTAACCCGCTGATACGGTAGCTGGTTTTACTGCGTAGCAGCCGATTCAAGACGCTGACAGAAAGAAGCATTGAGCTCCTTGACAGCGAATGAGGCCTTCCAGCCGACGGTCGAGTAGAGTTCAAGAGCAGACGCTGGGCTCGGAGACTTAACATAAGTCCTCAAGTTTTGCAGGTCTGAAACCCCAAACCACTCTTTACCCATAATGTGGGTAATATAGACCTCGGTATCTGCAGAACCAGAGTTGGTCAGGATTGGAGCCTGGGTTGTTCTTATGAATTTAACTCCATAAATCATCCCCGCTTCACCATTCCAGATATTCTCAATGCCCTTGTCCACATACTTATGGGCGTCAACCCATGTGTCATCCCCCTCCAGATCATAAATTACATCTGGATGAGTAACGGCAACATAGTATGCCCCCGTATGGGGTGTGGCGTTGAATCCGTCTAGTTCTCTCTTGGCCTTCCTCAGGTCAGCAACAGTTACTACATCCGTTGCGGAAATAGATGTTCTGTTGGCTACACCAGAGGCATAAAGAGCCTGTCCACCAGTCTTGACTTCGCTTATAACGGCATCATCAATAGACAAACCTGCTTGATAAGCCAAAAGGTCGATAGCGCTTGAAACAGAGTTATCAATGCTAGTTAAGCTCAACAAATCAGTAATTTGCTCGTAATTGCCGTATTGGGCAACAGTCGCAGTTACGTTTGTTGCTGATAAACCTGCTGGCGTTGGGTCTGTTCCTTCAGTCAGGGCAGAAGTTGTCGCTGGATTCGTATAGCGAGTCCAGTAAACTGTTTTACCCTCTCCCTTGGGAATAACCCCAGGTCGTCCTAATTGCTTATAAACAAAGGTGGCCATAGCTCTTTTCAAAAACCTCTTGTCGTAGTAATTTGCAATTACTTCCGACAGGGTTCCTGTGGTTGTAAGAGCCATATAATTTTTTCACCCCCTTTCAAAGTTAAACTTTGCGGAGAACGCCCTTGGAGTCCACAAATGGACCAGCCTTGGGCAATACTTCCTCAAGTTCTTCTAGGGTCATACTCTCGTAGTCAATATCCCTAGAGCTATTGGCAGAAGCAGCTCCTTCCGCATATGCTGATTTCTTCTCTTTCTTTTTTTCTTCCTTTTTTAACGTAGCCATGGCTGCGTTCCTAGCAATATCGAAAGTGAGAGCCTTATACGCTTCTTCCAGGTTTGTTCCTGGTCGTTGCGCGGCCCATCTTATTGCATCGGCTACAACTTGGCCCTTAAAGTCTGGATACTTCTCTTGGATAGTAGAGATTTCCTCTTCAACGACACTCTTTTCTCTCTCCCTTCGCAGGGGAGCCATCTCTTCTCGAATGGCGTTTTTGATTCTTTCGTCTAAAATTTCCAAGGCTTCATCCTGAGTCGGAGTCTTAGGTGCAACCTTCGACCCTTCGTTGGGTTCCAACCTTTTAAGAGCATCCCTGGCCATGTTTTCTACTCTTGAGGTTCTGCTTTCCAGGTTAATGTAGGCAGTTGCTAAGTCTTCGGGGGTTTTAAAGCCCTTTTTCCTAGCTAACCTCTCGTATTCTTGACCAAAATCAAGTGGCTCTGGAGTAACATCCTCAGATTTTTCATCTTTGGTTTTCTCCTCCACTTCATCGTGGGGTTTGGAAGCGGGTTCTTTCTCGCCGCCCTCTGGTTTGGCCTCTTCTGCTAATTTTTTGTTTAAGGCTTCCTCTGCTTCTTTAAAGTCAGCGTCTGCCCTGTTCTTAGGAGAAGTCGGCTCCTTTTTTTTAGGTTTAGGCAATGTAATTCACCTCCTTTTGAGTCTAATGACTCGGTTGGGGGCTGGAGAGATGGTAATAAATATCCAGCCACCAACTAAATCAGTAGACCTTCTTGCCCCGCCTTGCCCTCTTGCCCACAGCAATGGTTATATCTGCGACCTCCTTCAGCAAGGAAAGCCCCTTTAAAACCCCTTTGCGATATTGAAAATCGTCCCACGATGTCGAGTCAGCCAAATTAAACGATTCCGCCTGAATCCCAGTCGCCTCTAATAGCTTTTCCCATCCAGGATTCTGTTTTAAACCCTCTATTTGGATTCCTTTTTCTATAATATTATCCTTTTTTTCTTCGTTTGTTGGCATGTTTTATTTCTCCCGCATAACTTTTATTATTCAAAAAACAAATATGCATATATCTGCCCTTAGACAGCTTCTTTGTTCTAACTCTTCCCTGGTGTGCTACGCACCACTCAAATCCTGCTGGCATTATGCCTCCGTTTCCGCAATCGCTCTTCTGCTAATTGGTCCTTTTTCCTCTTGGGCTGGGGGGACCTCTTGAGCCATGGCGATTGCCCTTTCTTTTTGTAAAACATCTGGCGATTTAAACATATTCCCCTTGCTTTTAACATTAAACGCCTGCAAAACCTGCTTTTTTAGTTCTATTCTTCCCTCGTCAGTCATATCTGGGTCATTTCCAAACAAAGTAAGCATTTGAAGGGCCCTGTTGCGCCTTATTACCTCGTTCATTGGCTGGGTAGAACCTGCTTCTACAATTAGGTCGTATTCTCCCCGTATATCCTCTGGTGTAATTGATTTCCACTCGATTCCCCTCTCTCCTACAACTCGAATTACCTGGCTTTCATCCATAAATTGCTGATTAAGCTCCAAAAGCATCAACCCCAAGGGCTTAATCCCCATTTCTTCGATAATCATTACCTTCATTCGGAATCTCATGTTGGCCGCCTCCTGAATCAAGGAAATGCCCGTTGCTGTTTCATTTGAAATCCCTGGGGCGGAATCAACCCCCCGTGAATAATCAGAAACGCCCGTTGTTGTTTGGATATCCCCCTTGATTATTTCTTCCTCTCGGTAGTCTGACACCCTATCCCCCTGGGTTCTAATAGGTTCTGGGGCCTTATCTCCCCCAAATAGTGCTCCAGGTTCAGCAACAAAGTCGTCCAAGTCCATCCCTGGCGGAACCCACCACATCGGATTCATGGTGAGCGTCTTTCCATCCATTCTGTGATTTCTCCAGTCGTTTAATTCGTATTGTAAAGACTCAATTTGCTCTATTTCTCCAATTCCATGAAATTCGTGAGGAACTATCTGGTCAACAATTTTAACAAATGGCTTTCCGCAACGATAAGGGTTCTTTTCATCCCTAATAACAATCTTTTTATCGGCGACAACAATAACTCTGTCGTCTTGCCAATGTTCCAATAACTCTATTTTATCCGTGTCTGGAACCGACATTCCCCTGTTGGCATATCTCTCTGATTTAGAAAGGTCTTGGCCAACAGAAGACTCTATTTTGTTCACATTGTGGTAAATGCCAAGTTTTTGCATATCTAATAAGTGCTCTTTGGTTTGGTGGGTTCTGTGGATAACATATCTGGCATTATCAATCGTGGTCGAATCTGGGTCGGTAAAGAAATTGAAAAGGTCAGTTACTTGGGGTTTGGGGCCTTCGTAGTTTTTTTCGATTACCCAGGGGACTTTTAGAATGGAGGTTCCATATAACAAGGACTCCTTGACCCACTTAATCATCTCTAGGTCCATGTTCATAATATCCCACTGATAGTGAAGGAACTCATTTACCACCTCCGCCCTGTCTTTGTCTTCTGGCCCACGGGCTACAAATTCAAATCTTGGCCTGTTTGTAACCAGTCTTGGCAAAATAGTTTCTATGGTAGAAAACGCATAGGGAATGAACAGGTTTGACCGCCAGGGATCGTCGGTATCCTCTAGTTTGGAACGATACAGCTTATAGTATCTATTCCAGGCATCCTGGAGGGGTCTTCGCCAGTTTTCTGAATCTTTGAAGCTGTCTCTTACGATTGAAAGTGCTTTTTTTGCCACTGCATTCTCTACCACCTCTATCTTAATTATAGGGGATTGTTTAGTAAAACTTTACCCATGACCTTAATTTTCCGCATTCTGATAGAGATTTGCTTATCAGATAATCCGAGAATTTGGGCGGCATCCTTTTTTTTAAAACCAAGCATTAGGCAAAGGACAATTATTTTGTTTTCTTTATCCAAAATACTAAGAAACTCCAATCGCGTCTCATTCTGGATTATTTTTCTTTCAAGATTTTCATCACTGGCTATTTTTTCAATATCTTCATCTATTGAAACGGCGTGGGGAATCATCTTGACCTCCCAAAAGCCCCCAGCCTAGTTATTCTCCCATAAGAGTGAACCCTAACCCTCCTAAACGGGGACTTTGTTCTCTTAAAAGAACAAATAAAATATCGCCATTGATCGACAGCATGGTCGTTTAATTTCCTTGGCCTGTCTTTTTCATTCCTTTCCCTATCTGGCTGCTCATCCCAAATGTAGGTTTCTATCTCGTGAATAAAATTCTTGCATCGGGGACTAACCGTAAATTTGGGCTGACCATCTATTTTAGAGCGGCTCAGCCAGTCTTGGCATAAAGAAATGCCATTTAATACCCACCCCCCCTTATTTCCCCCTATTTGCCTATTGGCGGGCTGAATTACTAATCCCATATCCGCGGCAGTGGACATGAAGTCCCTTGCTGAGGGGTCGCAGACCTTCCAAGCAAAATACCTGTTTCCCATTTTGTTTCTAATCTTTTCTACCAAAGCAATCGAGGACAACTCGCTTTCATAAATCTCGTCAAACAAATGAATCCTGGTTTCCCCCCCTTTTTCATAACAGTAGTAAAACCCTACCGCCGAAGGATTCTTTACCCCCCTATCAATACTAATCCCGAAACTTCCATCAGCAATATCCATGTCTTTTATATGAATGCTTGGGTCCCAGTTCTTGTAAACCAGCCCCGCTATTTCAGTGAACATGGCCATATACTCTTGGTTCCAGACATCAACCTTGCCAGCCTCAATTAACCTCTTCTTTCTGGAATCAAGCAACTCCCTGCTATTTAAGGGATTATCATAAGAAGTGAAATGATAGCTGGAAAAAGACTTATCCTTTATTCGATACTGCTCGCAGAGAATGTTCCTTAATCCTTTTGGGGTCCCCATAAATAAAGCCCTTCCTTTGGTAGACAATAGGTTTGGTTCAATTACCAATTCCCAAGAGTCGGGCTTAATATCCTGGAATTCGTCTAAAACAACAAAATCAATGTTCAATCCCCTTAAGCGGTCTGGATTGTCTGCCCCATAAAGGGAAATCCCATTCCCGTTCACTAATTTTAATGAAAGGTCGGTATTATTTTTCTCCTTAATCATTTCCTGGGGGACAAATTTCTCTATGTGGTCCATCCAAAGGGTGTTTCTAGCCATTTTATATGTCGGGGCGACATAAACATTATTCTTCTTGGTTTGGGCGCTTCTAAGTAGTTCTGCTAAAGCCAGGGTGCTCTTGCCGAACTTCCTTCCTGCCACCAGAACCCTGTTCATGTGCCTGTCTAGGAATATCTTACCCTGGTTTGGGTGCAGGCTTAGTATTACCTTTTTTATAGGTCCTCCTTTCTTTTTTTAAAATTTTCATTTCCGTAGTTTTGCCATAGTCCTTTTTCGGTCAGCGTTTTTAATCCCCCATCTCTTGTAAAACATTTCGTCTGGAAGCTCTGGGTGCTGACTTCTGTGGCAATCAAGACAAAGGACAACCATGTTTTTAACCTCTAGGGCAAGGTCTGGGTTGACACAAATGGGAACAATGTGGTGAACCTCCGAACCCTTTTCCCCACATATTTGGCAAATGCCCCTGTCTCTTTTAAGGACTCTCCTTCTTGCTTCTTGGTAGGCCAAAGAATCCTTGAACCTGCGCTTCTTCTCTAGTGATGCTATCACCCTCCTTTCGTGCCCCTTCTTAATAGCCCTGTCAAAAAGACCTTTAAGCCCTGGCCTTGCTCGCCAATGATAAAGAGTAGATGGGGAAATACCCTCAGCCCTAGCAGCCTCAGACATCCAAAAGCCCTCTGTTATCATTGCTAGCGTTGATTTAATTTTTAGACCCCTTCTGTATTTTGTCATTATAGGTTCTCTTTTGTGAACATCCCAAAAATCCGTTCTGCTATTATAGCATTTCTACTGTTTTAGCCTTAAATTTCTTTTTTTTCTTTTTACCCCCCTTTCTTTTTCTTTCCTATTATAGGCTTATAAAAGTCCTTTCCTATTTTGGAATTACCACTATAATGGTAGTAATTCCCGAACAAGGAAGCTTTTTTGTAATGGGTTTTGTAATGTTGGTATAGTATCTTTTTTTCCAAAATCTTTCTTCCAGGGGGGGTCTCCCCCTTCCCCTTTCTCCCTATCTATTGGTATTATTTGTCTTCCTTGCTTCTTTGTCTACCCATTAGTTTTTTATAACCTTGCCCTTGTATCTCTATAATAAACTGGCTTCCTTCCTTTCCCATGTTTATCTGGGTTAATCTTTGACCAGTAAGCCCCTTATCTTATCGTTTAGCTTGCCTTCCTCTTCCTCTATGGCTTGTAAAAAGGCTTTGTCTTTCCTTAACCAGTCATAATATACCTTTCTTGATACACCTATTACTCTACATATAGCTGATATATTGCCTTTAGTCTTTCCCCATAACCTTATTGCCTTTTGTTTTCTTCTTCTTGTTCTTAAAGAAGATATTTTTATTTTTTTAAGTGGGCGTGATGTAACCTCTGTTTTCATATACCTTATTATATCCCTAAGGATAATTTTTGTCTAATTGTATTAGTAACAAACTGGGGGCGGAATCAATAATGCCTATCTATCCCCACAATCATCCTCTTGACACCATTATATAAATATGTTAGATTGTTTCAATGAAAACCCCGAAAGAAATCCCTAGTCCCGTTCCAAAAGAAACCCTTAATGTTATTGCTCCCCAAGATACCCAAGAGAGTCAAAAACTACTCCAGGAGATTAAGGAAACCCAAAAAGAAGTAGATGTTAAAAAGTATTGGTTGTTCTATTAAGGGGGTGATAAAACATGATTAGTTTAACAATAACAAAACTGAACGAGCCGAAAAAGTACCCTGGCGGTTATATTATAACCATGAGCACCAATTCTGCAATTATGGCTTATTGTGATACAAAAGGGGAGGCTATCAAAACAAAAAATGCTATTGAAAAATTCGCCAACGAGTTTGAAGATGGGCACAACCATTAAGCCATGCTAGAAGGCTGGAACAATGGCTTTCAGCCTTCGAGGGATAGCTTAAAAATAGAAAAACAAACATGACTAAAAAATGCCCTGGTTGTATCAACATCAAGGAAAGCAATTTTCCTTTTCTTTACATTAAGGAGAGTGGAGAAATTCAGGGAACAGAAATCGAGGGTTGTGAAATCGAGGCCAAGGGGTTCTTTATTGACCAAGAACATCAAGGAATAAATGGCAAGGAATACTTAAAAATTGAATACTGCCCCGTGTGCGGAAAGAAACTAAAATGAGACAAAAATACACCTGGAGTTATCAACCAAAACAAAAAGAAAATGTAATTTTAGGGGCTATTGCTTCGTTGCTCATTATTATTGGTTTGTTTATTTTTTTATGGCTAACAGCCTAGCCCTTAACTGGGGGCGGCTGAGTTTAGGGGTAATCTCAACCGCCCTACTCAATCGCCACCAGTTGAGAATTTAAAGGAGGTGAAAAAATATGAGTGAAAAATATCGGGGCTGGGCTAATTGGGAGACATGGAATGTTCACTTATGGCTTACTAATGATGAGGGCAGTTATGAGTTAGCCAAAGAATGCGAAAGCCCCGAAGCGTTGAAAGACATGATGGAGAGCTGGGCAGATGAATTGGAGCTGTTAAATAAAGGCTTATTTAGTGATCTCATCACGACCAGCTTAAACAGCGTGAACTGGGGAGAAATACACAAAAGTCTAAAAGACGAATAGTAGCAAAACAGCCAACACTATGTTATACTTTAAATAAAGGAAGGGAGGTGATAACAATGAAAGCAGGCTATAAGCAGATGACACCGAAAGAGTTTAATCTAATCAAACAGCTTTTAGAGTCGCTAAAAATCAGTCAAGTGAGAAAGGCAGTTTCTGAAATTCTAGGCTATCCCAAGCCCAGGAGCCATTATACCATTTTTACAATAAAGAAGAGTAAGGACTTTAAAGACTATAAGAAACGAACAAGGGAAAGAACCAGTCAGAAACAAGCACACGAAAAAACCACATTAAAAGAAATTCACGCCCTGTTAAAGGAAATAAGAGAGAAAATTGACTGGATGTAAAGAACGGGGGGGGCCTAGCAAGCCCCCCAGAACCAAAACCCCGAAACCCCCAAAAACCCCGTTTAACAGTTAAAACCCCATTTTCAAAAAAACCCCGATATAATATGATTGTATTTTGTCAGTTTTTTTATCAGTTTTTTACCCGTGAGGGGGTGATATAAAATGGAAAATAACGGCACAAAAGTCAAAAAAACATCGGAAAAAGTCAAGGAAACATCGAACCAAAGCACAGTTCCTGAAGCAATTGCCTCAGTTACCTATAATTTGAATTCCCCAAGAGGCTATCCCGTATTATTTACAATAAGAAGGGACAACGAATCAGAGCTTTTAGAAACAATGGAGGCTCTGGAAATGTTGCTTGAGGGAAAAGGATATACTCCTAAGACTTATAAAAAGTTTGAGAAAAAGCCCGTGGATTATGTCGAGGGCAGGGTTTGTCCCAGGTGTGGGGGGAGGCTGGTCAACAAGGTTTCTAAAAGTGGCAAGAAATTCATTAAGTGCGAAAAGGGTAAGTGGGATTTTGTTAACAAGAAGGCAATCGGGTGCGACTATGTAGAATGGGAGGAGAACCAAGCCCCAAGAACGGCAGTTAGCCAATTAGAACCAGCTACCCAGCCCCAAGCCAATTTAATTAAAACCAAGTGGCCCGAACTGTGGAGGGATGGTCTAACCAAGACAGAAGCCACTCAACTAATAAGGGAGAGTATGGACAAATGAAGCTAGTCATATATCCAAACAAAATAGCCTCTCTTGTTAAAGAGGGCGGGAAACTTGTTCTGAAAAAGTCCGCCGAAAAGGAATTAGAGAAACTACTCAGGCTAGAGCAGACTATATCAGAAGCAATCCTCTCTGTTAAAGAGCAGATTGCCACTGCTGGATTGGCAATAGATTCTGGGTTTAGGGGGGTAATTGGAGAGAGGGTAAGGGCTATTTACCGCCTTTATGGAGAAAGGTATGGTTACGACAAATCTAAATTCGACCAAGCAAGACCATTCCTTAAAAGGATTACTTTTTATAAAGTTGACGCAGAGGCGGTAGATAAGCATCTCGCAGAGACAGGAGAAATGCCCGATGGTATTTACCTTCGCCCAAGAAGCCCAACATTAAGTCTTAAACTACATGAGGATTAGTTTCAGCTTGTTATCCCAATGGTCGAAGGGACACATAGATGAGGCAGTCGCCACCTATTTCCATTTAGACCAATTTACTAATAAGGCCATGAGGGAGGGGAAAAGATTGCACCTTGAAGTGGGCAAGCACATCCTGGGACACAATTCCCTTCCCGATTGGCTACCTGATTTCCAGTTGTCAGAACCAAAAGTAGAAGAAGTCGTGGTTGTCAAATACAATGACTTATTCGATTTAAAAGCCATTTACGACTGGAGAGATAAGAACATACTATACGAGTTTAAAACAGGTGTTAGCGACTCGCTAAGACATGCTAGAAGCGAACAAATACCCTTTTACTTCCTCGTTGCCGAGCTAAAGGGAATACCAATTGAGAAGGCTTATCTAATACACTACAACCAACACATTAAGAAATCAGATTTCTGTGTCGTTTGGAACAATAAATCTCTAAGAGAAAAAGCAAGGAACTTCATCGACACAGTCGCAATCGACGCCTATGACTTCTTTAAAGAGCAGGGGTTGGTGTAGGGGGAACAACATCTGTGTACCCCTGTTGCTGTATCAGTCTAACAACATCTGTGTACCCCTGTTGCTGTATCAGTCTATGGGAGGAATAGACTACTAGGACAACCCAGAGCAGTATTCCGACAATGGCATAAACGACTGCCCTCCAAATCCACCTTATTATTCTTTTCATTTTCCCTCTAAACATTTAATTAAGTCTAAATAGTCTTCTAGTTTCCTTTTAACGATTTTGTTCCTTTCTGCCAAGATATGCTTCCAATCTTCGGGTCGGTTCTTCTTAAACCAATTTAGAAACCAAACTGGGTCATTGTGGGCGCTCTGTTTGCCCCCGACATGGTGGGTATAGCACAAAAGTACACCATTTCTTAAATCCCACCTTAAAGCATAATTCTTTCTCCCGATTAGGTGATGGGGCTGGTTTCCAGTTCGACCACACACTTCGCAATACTTCTTCTCCCTGATTTTTAAAGACCAGAGTTTATCGGCTTTTCTTTTTGCCCCCCTTAGCGTTAGTTTCATTTCAACCTCGCTTTCTTAATATCTGCTGGTGTAAAGGTCATCATAATACTTTTTTGGCTAACCACACGATAAATATAGCAGCCAAACCCGACACTAACACCATCAGACCGAAAGCAATAGCTACCCTAAGCATTTCAATCATCTACTCCTCCTTTTTAATTATTAACCTCTTTCTTTGGGATTGTCTAATCATTTGCCATCTCCTTTAAAATAAAATGTAATCCGTATTCTATGCCGCCCTCCTCTTGTGCCGCCAAAACCGCCCTCCTTAGGGTTTTGTATAAAGTGCTTTTCCCAAGCTGGCAACCAGTGTCAGCGTCCCGCATTGACACCAAATATCCCTTCTTGGTCTCCGCAATAAGCATGAAGTTGTTGGCACTCATTTCAACCTCTTTCTTTGGGATTGTCTAA